AAGATCGGTTCCGACGTCGTGCTCGCGGCCAAGCAAACGATGGGCGACGCCGCCGACAAGCTCACCGCTATCGTGATGCACTCGGCGCTCCATACCGAGCTGCAGCGGCAGAACATCGTCGTTTCGATGCCGACCAACGCGCAAGATATCGGCTGGGGCGTCTACCTGGGCAAGTACACCGTGATCGTCGACGACGGTTGCCCGGTTACGATCGGCGTCAACCGTCCGACGTACACGTCGTACCTGTTCGGCCGCGGCGCCATCGGCTACGGCGAGGGCGCTCCGAAAGTGCCGGTTGCGATCACGCGGGACGAAACGGCCGGCAACGGCGAGGGGCAGGAAGTGCTGCACAACCGCAAGCATTTCATCATGCACCCCCGCGGCGTCAAGTGGACCGCGGCGAACGACGACGCCGTGTGCCCGAGCGACGCACAGCTCGCCGACCCGGCGAACTGGCTGCGCGTCTACGACCGCAAGAACGTGCGTTTCGTCGCAATCAAGACCAACGGCTAATTACCGTGGCCGGGGCTTCGGCCCCGGTTTTTCTTTAAGGACCCGCCACCATGACGGAACTACGAAACGCGACGGCCGACGAAGTGCGCGAGTGCGCGCTCCGCAGCCTGCTCCCGCACAGCTACGGCACCGAGGAGGCGCAGAAAGCCGCCCGCAAAGCCGACGAGCGCGCCGCCAAGCTGAACGCCGACAAACTGGCCGAACGCGAGGAGGCTAACGCCCAATGGACCGAGCTCCAACATCGCAGCCTGGCCGGCATCATCGGTCGCGAGGAGATCGAGCGCCGGTATCATGAGCAGCGCGCCGCCGAGGCCGCCGCACCCGAGGCGCCGCAGTACACCGCCGAGCAGCTCGCGACCCTGGCCGCCGCCAGTATCGACCCGGCGACCGCCGACCCTGAAACCGTGGCCGCCGTGCTGGCCGCCGCAAGCCTGGGTAAATAATGGCGGTCCAACCCTCTGACATTGCGTTCCGGCTGTCCGGCGGCGCGGGCAACTCGAGCGCGGCGGCATCGCTGGGCGGCGCCAAGTCGTCGAGCATCGTCTCGGGCTCGCTGTTCGACACCGTGCAGCCGAGCGAGGCGTCGGGGGGCGATATTGAGTACCGCTGCATCTACGCGCACAACGGCCACGCCTCGCTAACCGCGCAAAACGTCGTTGCCTGGCTGCCCGTGAATACCCCGAGCACGTCGACCGTGCTCGAAATCGGCGTCGGTACGTCGGCGCTTAACGGCGTCGAGCAGACCGTCGCCAACGAGAACACGGCACCCGCAGGCGTCGCGTTCGGCCCCGCTGCGACCTACGCGGCCGGCGTCGCGCTGGGCGATATCCCGCCCGGTCAGCATCGCGCGCTATGGCTGCGCCGCACCGTGACCGCTGGCGCCTCGGCGATGAACGACGGCGCAACCTTGCGTATTTCCCTGGACACCGCACCATGACGAATTTTGCTGATCGCGTCCAAGAGACGACGACCGTAACCAACACTTCGACTGTCACTCTCGGCGGCGCCACTGTCGGGAACCGCACCGCCGCCCAGGCGTTCGCGGTCGGTACTGCCGGAATCCCGTTCATCGTGGACGACGACGCCGGCAAATGGGAAATCGGCATCTATACGCTTACCGGCGCCGCCACGCTTACCCGCGAGGCGATCGCGTCCAGCTCGAACGGCGGCTCGGCTGTCGCGTTCGGCGCGGGCACGAAAACTGTGTCGTGCGTGTTCACGTCCGACCAAATGCGGCGCGGCCTGGTCAACCCCGACGACGTCGGCTACGACATCGTGATATGCGCCGGCCAGTCGAACATGGAGGGGAATCCCCCGTGGGACCAGTATCTCGACGTGTACGACCCGCGTCTGATGCAATTCGGCGGCGCGAACAATGACGCCAACACGTACCGCAAGATCGTCGCCGGCAGTGACCCGATGCTCATGTTTAACGGCGCACGTACCGGCCTGATCGGCCCGAGCACCTGGTTCGGCAAAGCCTACGCAAACTCGATCCCGAGTAACCGCCGCGTGCTGCTGGTCCCGGTTGCGGCGGGCAGCACCGGGCTTGTTGCGAACAGCCCACCGTGGGCGCCAGGCAACCCGGGCGGGCAGTTGTACGAACTGGTTATCACGCAAGCCAACCTGGCGTATGCCGCCGCAATCGCGCTGTACCCGAACTCCCGAGTCGTCGGGGCACTGTGGGCGCAAGGCGAACAAGACGCCAATTACAACATCACGCAAGCGGCCTACGTCGCGGCGCTCAAGGCGCTTATCGCAGGCTGGCGCTCGCGCATCACCGGGGCGGCTAATTCGTGGTTCATCATCAGCGGCATGGTCCCGGAAAAAATCGCGGCCAATGCCCCTTACGCAGTAATCGACGCCGCACACAAGCAAGTTGCGGCAGAAGTGGATCGCTGCGCCTTCGTGGCCGGCCCGACAGGCTTCGCCAGCGACGTACATTACACCGCCCCCGGCGTGCGTATCCTCGGCACCCGGCTAGGGCTGGCGGTCGCGAAGGTGGGCGCCGCTGCCGCAGCCCCCGCACCGGCCGCCGACACGACCGCGCCGACCATGAGCGGCGCACTCACCTCGTCGAGCGTCACGCAAACCGGCTTTACCGTCACATGGGCGGCGGCAAGCGACGACACCAGCGTGACCGGCTACGAAACGAGCACCGACGGCGGCGCGACCTATACGAACGCCGGGAGCGGGCTGAGCAAGGCGTTCGCGGGCCTCACCGCAGGCACGACCTACAACGTACGTGTGCGCGCCTACGACGCCGCTGGCAACCGCTCGACGGCGCTCTCGCTGGCGGTCACGACTTCGGCATCGGCCGACACGACTGCGCCGACGATGGCGGGCAGCCTCACCACAAGCAACGTCACGCAGACCGGCTACACGATGAACTGGCCTGCAGCGTCGGATAACGTAGCCGTCGCCGGCTACGAAACGAGCACCGACGGCGGCGCCACGTACAGCGATGCGGGCAACGTAACCAGCCGCGCAATAGCCGGGGCCACGGCGGGGACCACGTATCAGCTTCGTGTACGCGCCTACGACGCCGCCGGCAACCGCTCGACGCCGCTGGCCGCCAGCGTCACCACGGCCGCCCCCGTCGTGACCGCACCGGATGCGCCGACCATTGGCGCGGCGACCCCGGGCGACGGCACTGTGTCGGTGGCGTTCGCCGCGCCGGCCAACAATGGTGGCGCGGCGATCAGCAGCTACACCGCAACGCTGTACAAGGTATCGGACAACACGGCGGCTGGCAGTGCCTCGGGTGCGTCGAGCCCGATCCCCGTCGCTGCGGTCAACGGGACTGCGGTCTACGCCAAGGTCAAGGCGACCAACAGCGCGAGTCTCACGGGCCCCGAGTCGGCCGCATCGAACAGCGTCACCCCGGCTGCGCCTGCCGCCGGCTGGAACGCGGCCGACAAATCGAACTTCATCACGTTGTCGAATAATAACTTAACAATGACGATGACGGGCCCGAGCGATAGCTACGTGTCGGCGCGCTCGACCGTGTCGAAAACGTCAGGTAAATGGTATTGGGAGAACACTTGCCAGGGCTCGGTTCCGTTCATGGTGGGGATTGCCAAATCGGCGGCGGGGCTTAACGGCTACGTCGGCTCGGACGCGAACGGCTGGGGCTACCACAACAGCGGCGCGAAATTCACGGGGGGCAGCAGCGTGCCCTACGGCGCAACCTACGCTGTAGGCGACATCATCGGCGTCGCGCTCGACCTGGACGCGGGGACGCTGACGTTCTACAAAAACGGCGTCAGCCAGGGTGTCGCGTACACCGGGCTGTCGGGCGTGGTGTTCGCTGCGGCCTCGGTCAACAAGGTTGCGCCGGCCGGCGCGCTTACGGCCAATTTCGGCGGCAGCGCGTTTGCCTACGCCCCGCCGGCCGGCTTCTCGGCACTGGCGTAAGCGATGATCGGCGCGCACCCCATCGCAAGCGGGCCAATTGCCGCTATCGGGGCGACCGCACCGCCTGCAGATGGCGGCACGGGCAGCACTACGACACGGGTCGACGTCGACCAGGCTCTCACCTGGGCGATTAACAGCCGCGTGAACGTCGACCTCGTCCTCGTATGGGCGATCCTCACCGAAGGGCTAGATATGAACTTCGTTCCATCAGCGGCGCGCACGATCGCCGTACAAGCCGCGCCCGGGGCATTCACCGTGCCGACGTCGGGTTTCTGGACCACGACCGACCCGAAGAAACCGCGCGGCGTGAAAGACCCCGACAGCACGGTCGACGTGTCGTTTGATTGGGCCGACTGGCTCAACGACATCAGCGACGCCGCCGCAACGTTCGTTTTCGAAGTTGGCGGCGGCCTGTCGATCGTCGGCGACCAGCCTACCGGCTCCCTCGCGACCGTATTCGTATCCGGCGGCACTGTCGGCGAGCTCGCGCCGATTACCTGCCGCATCACGTCGGCCAGCGTCCCGCCGCGGGTCGAGGACCGTACCGTTTATCTCAGCATCGAGGAGCGTTAATCGTGGCGCTAGTTATCCCCGACGAATCGCTTTGCAGCGTGGCCGACGCCACCGCCTATCACGAGAGCCGCGGCAGCATCGCGACCTGGTCGCCGCTCGACACGCCGAGCAAGGAGCAGCTCTTGCGCCGAGCGTTCGACTACCTGCAGGGCACGTACGGCGCGAGCTGGAAAGCCGGCGTCGCGTTCGGCTTCGACGATGCCGGCGTGATCCCGCCGCGCGTGCGTGACGCCTGCGCTATCCTCGCCCTGCGCGCGAAGGACGGCCCGCTCGACCCCGAGATTACGCCGCAGAAGATCGAGAGCGAGGTCGGCCCGATCAAGAGCAAATTTGCGGCGCGCGAGAACGGCGGCCGGCGAATCTTCCCTGACATCGCGCGCATGGTCGGCCCGTATCTCGAGCCGATCCGCGCGTACTCAATCCCCCTGGTGCGCTCGTGATCGACTACGCCAGCACCGCCCGCGAGGCTTACGACGCGCTGCGCGAAGCCGGCGCGCTCGTCACGCTGTCGTGGACAGTGACGCCCGATTACGACCCGGCGCAGCCCGAGCCCGTGCCGGCCGTCGTATCGGTTGCGACCTACGGCGCTGTCCTTGAATACAACTTCCGCGAGGTCGGCACGCAGCCCGACAGCCTGGTCCGTGCGGGCGATCGGCAATTGCTGCTCGCGGCGGTCACGCCTGACGGCGCCGCGCTGCCCGAGCCGCCGCTCGACGCTGTCGCCACGCTGGCCGACGGTTCGAGCCTGACCCTCAAGAACGTGCGACCCCTCGCCCCTGCCGGCGTGCCGGTCCTGTACGACATCACGTTACGGCGGTCCTGATGGCTGGCCGGTTCTCGCTCGACCTGTCCAAGTTCGTCGCCAAAGCTGGCGGCAACGCGCGCACGGTCGTTAAAAAGGTCGTGCTGGATGTCGGCTCGTCAATCGTGATGAAAACGCCTGTTGGCGATCCTGACACCTGGAGCATGCCCGCGCCGGCCGGCTACGTCGGCGGCCGTGCGCGCGGGTCCTGGCAGTACCAAAAGGGCGCCCCGCTGCAGACCGAACCTGGCGGCGTCGATCCGTCCGGCGGCGGGCCGATCGGCCGCGTATCGGCAGGCGTGGCCGCTGGCGACCCTGTGACCGAGCATTACATTACGTCGACCGTGCCCTACATGCGACGCCTCGAATATGAGGGCTGGTCGCAGCAAGCCCCCGACGGCATGGTCCGTAAAACCATCAACGAATTCCAACGATTTGTCGACGACGCTACGCGCGGTCTACCATGAGCCAAGAAATCCGAAAAGCGTTCGAGGTCGCTCTCGCCGCCATGCTGCCGGCGCTGCCGACGGTCTACGAGAACCGCAACCCGCCGGCAGGCTTTGACGCCACCAAGCCGCACCAAAAATGCTGGCTGCTGCCGGCCGAGAATCGCTCGCTCGGGCTCAAGCAAAAAACGACATTGCAAACAGGAACTTTTCAAGTCAATTTGTGTTACCCTTCGGGAATCGGAACCGTTGACGCAAATCAACGCGCGGCGGCTCTACAAACTACTTTTTACGCTGGCCGGGAACTCGTAGCGGACGGCGTAAGAGTGCGGGTAAAGGGTAAGCCGTCGATCGCGGCGGCCAGTTCCCTAAGCCCGTACACTGTGCCCGTTTCGATCCGCTACGAGTCCTATAACTAAGGGGGTCACATGCCAGCAACTACCGAACCGTTCGGCACCGTCGGTTCTTCTATCTTCATCAGCACCGCGCTTCCAGCGACGTTCAA